CCAGCCGTTCTCGGTATATGGATATGAATTAATTTGTCGGTAAGCATTTTACAAAACCCCAATGGTGCCCATTAGATGATTTATGAAAAATTTGATATCCCATAGACAAAATCTTTTCAACGGCCCCTGCTGTTTCTTCAATGCTTACATTGGGGAAAAAATGATGAAATTCCAATGTTATCTGTTCAATGGGAATGGATGGAAAGTGCTCAATAATATCATACTCAGCACCCTCTATGTCAAGCTTCAACACGTCTATTTTCTTATGCTTCAATATAAAGGATATCGTGTCTAGGGAATACATCTGAACTAAAAAGTTCTCTGTTCCTCTGTCTAACACACTATGAGAGACGTGCTCTGGATTATACGGCTTGTAAAAAGGAATCTCTTTATCTTTTCCGATTACTCCCCATGGCACAAAATTAAACTGCTCAGGCCATCTTTGGCTAGCAACCCACTCTATCGACTTTATGGTAGGGTCAAAAGCCCACACATCACAACCGTACTTGTCAATAATCTCCAAATCAAAGCTGGCGTCATCACCCACACCGCATGAGTAAACGATGCTATTGCTATCCAAATTATCTGCAATAACAACGTGACTACCGTACTTATTTCCAAGTTCTTCAATTCTCATAACTTATGGGTTGCCTTGTGTATTCCCACCCAGTTTTTACCAGCAATTCTGGTGTTGTGCCTTTCCTCTTCTTTCTGCATAATGTCTCTAGGATGCTCTTGATGGATAACCGTAATTGCGTCCGTGGCGTCAAATACAGGAACATCTAGATTTATGGCTCTCCAAATCAACCAGTTGTCCCATTTCATCCTTCCCAATATAAAATCAGGAATCTCATCATAGAAATTACCGCGCCAGATGAAATAATCAGCACCGTACTTCCCATGGAGTTCGCCATTTTCACGAACAAAACCCATAATATCAAAATCTGGTTCTAGATGACGGTCAATATGAACATCTATGCGCCTACCTACAATAAGAAATTCCTTGTACTCATTGGATACGTTTCTAACGGTTGGAATTAAGTCGTCACAAAGAATAATATCTCCGTTAACGTACATTCTTATTCTATCACCAGCAAAGGAACACCCATGCTTCCAAACATCACGCAGCATCGGCACGTTGTTTTCATTTCTTTCTACTGGTACATAACTCAAGCCCTGTTGAATTAAATAATGCTCTGCGTCATTCCCAACAATAAGAATGTTTTCTTTGGGCAATATTCGCATCCAGCTTTCTACTGCATTACGCTGAATAATGCCAGCAAGCCCATCATGAAAATCAAACGGCTTAAGAACAGAAAACAAGGCAATCATTAGATAACCGTTACTCCATTAGCAACCTTAGTAATATCAATAACTCGCCAAGGGTCAATAACGGTGATTGGTTTCTTGGGCCTGAAATCCTCTATTGCTTTTATAAACGCTTCGTCACGATGCATTAAAACACATACGTCACACTCCATAAGACAAGTCCATAAATCTGTCTCGCCAAGAGTAATTGATTTATCGCAAGTATAGGAATCTGGAAAGGCCTCAAGAACTTTGAGGGATGGGGACTCGGTAGAAACAGGGGTGTTTGGCTTAAACGACATACCTAAAATACCCAGAGTTCCACCATCAAGAACCTTGCGTATCTTTGCTATTAGAAGACCCGTTTGGGTTTCGTTGATTTCTTCCACCGCTCTTATTAATCTGGCATTTATTCCCATATCATTAGCCAGCTTTATGAGTGCCCCAGTATCCCTAGGAAAACAGGTTCCACCGTAAGACATACCAGCCCTAAAAAATTTCGGGGATATCCTGCTATCACAGGCAACGGCGTCCATTACCTCATCTACGTCAGCACCCTCAATGTGGTCGCAAATATTTCCCATAAAGTTTGAAAAGCTGATTTTCATTGTCAAGAAATTGTTCAGACACACCTTTGCTATCTCAGCACTGGGGATTGACATGAACTTGAACTGGGTTCTATCCTTCACCAACCGCTGATAAACACAATGGGCAATATCACCAGCCTTATAGTCACTCTCTCCAATCATTACCACGTCTGGGTTTTGAAAATCCTTAATAACACTTCCTAGAGCGACGGTCTCTGGTATGTAACAAACACCAAAATCGTCATGGAGCCTTTTACCAGACACGCTTTCAATCTTAGGAATAACCCAATCTATGACTGTACCCGGCATAACTGTACTACCAATAATAATCAAATGATATTTCTTGTTCGCTTTTTTCAGAGATTTAGCCAGCGACGTAACAGCACTGAGTAATGCATTATTGGAGAAAGACCCATCTTCATTGCTCGGAGTCCCAACAATAATAAAAGAGATGGGTGTATTCTTTATTGCTACATCATAGTCTGTGTAGCACTTGAAGTCTTTACCAGCATACTTAATGAGCAACTTCTGTAAGCCTGGTTCATATTGCATCATATAAGCTTTGTTGATTTGCTCCACTTTTTGTGCGTCAATATCTATACCGACTACTTCAAAACCACGGTCTGCAAGGGCAACGGCCATTGGCAACCCAAGTTTTCCTAATCCAATAACAGAAACTTTATGCATTTTTATCTCCAATTAACCGACCAATAATCAGGTGGTTCAAAATATAATGGAACAGAAGCCCATGTATCATCTGTTATTACTCTGACACGGTTAGGTATTCCCCGGTTAGGTAATCCCTTTCTGTGCTTATACACTTTCAGGTTTTTATAATTCAAACCCATCACCTTAATGGCTATTAAATCAGTGAGTAGTAGGTTCTTACCCCCCAATAGTATTCCAGCCTTCTTTTTGTCTGGTAACAATGGACCATTACCCTGACCAGCCACAACGCCATCTATAACAGAGAATGTGGCAAATGAACCTTGGTTGAAAATGCTGCATAGGTCGTAAACCATTCTCCAAGCAGAGTCATTGCCATACCAATTACCAGCGTCTAGAGCACGCTTGCGCTCATTAACCTTTAACCCCAGCTTCCTTGTCGTATGATTATGAACCCAATATATAGAGCGATGCACCTTCTCAAGCACTGGATTCCGTGTTCCTAGTAAGCAATCATACATTAACCGTTCTGTCTTTATCAGGCATTTTTCTATTGGATTAAATAAACCTGGTGGATACTGGTCACCACCATTCTTGGTGGAACCTAGGCTGTAATGAACTAGGCAATTTTTGTTAGTGCATGTGCCGACCAGGTTCTTTGCATTCAGCGTAACTCCTACTTTCTTGTGTGTTTTTAACTTGGGAACAGATATAACAACGTCGGCATCCCATACCGTTCTAGATATCTCATACTTATGAACATTGCCATGGTGATAGCTGGCTAGCTCAGAGCGGTCATAGAAGGCACCATAAATCTTTCTATCAATTCCATAAAGGGCACTGTTTCTCCCCAAGTCGAAAGTAATGCTACCCTTCGGGTCTCCTGGTAGCGGTATCATTGAAGACGGAAAATGCTTTCCTTTTGACCAATAAGACCTCAAATCCACAAGTTCTACACAACCACCGTAAAAATCTACAACCTTATCTAGCCCTGTCTTCTCAATCAAATTGTAGAAATTGCAGTTGTATTGTGGCGCGTCTGCAATGATGATTCTTCCAGCCCTAGCAATCCAGCAGTAATCTATAATGGCACGCAGTACAGAGGCATGTGTGATGATAGAGAATAAATCACCACCCCCATCGTGTCTATCAATAACAAAGTTGGGCTTTAAAACAACTGTCATACCAGGCTTTATAATGCAACCAAGGGGGTTCCATTTCCTGGTGCCACAATTCTCTTTGTCTAAACCTAGCATACAAAATATGTTCCTTATGCCATCGTAGACCTCATTGCTTTCTTCGCTCAGGCTGTCAAAAGGATATTCTGGATACAAATTGCTAGGATGGTAGGGCGTCAATGAAGGATATTTTCGCGCTCTTGTCACAGCAACATTATTAATAGTCATGATAATCAATATCCAACTTTTGTATTAAGTAACGAAACTTCCCCCTTGCTGTTCTAGGAATATTATCTACACGCTTTGGAATTAACTCAATGTCATTGCCCAGCTTTACCATCAAGCGCTTCTTAACATTTTCAACGTGTTCCTCTGTGCATGAATCTTTAGGAACATATCTGAGGGTTACTACTCCCATTTCATCCTGATAAAATTGAACCTGTTTAATGTGGTCAAAAATATCATCATGAAAGTTAATTGCTGTCATGGAGATGTAGCGCCCTGTTCGGGTAACGATAAATTCATGAAGCCTTCCATTAATTGATTCCCAAACTTGATAGGGTCTCCTACACGACTTGCACCCCCAGCTTTTCAGAACAGCACGGTCCTGTGTTCTATAACGAATAAACGGAGTGGCATGCATAATAAATGACGTGCCTACTATTTCCCCCTCTTCACCAGGTTCAACCAATTCATCATCGCTATTAAGTAACTCTGCATAGCCGTACTGGGGAAGAACATGATAGGTGTCCTCATATTCGCAGAACCCCGCCAAAACAGTTAATTCATAATGACCATAGTGAGAAAAAACCCTTACCCCAAAAACGTCTTCCATCAAAGCTTTTTGAAAGTCATACAGATTTTCAGATGCACACAGAATCCCTTTAATTTGAGGAAACTCTCTTCCTGTTTCTTTCAACCAGTGAGCAAATATCACACCAGAAGAAGGATAGCATCGTATCCATTCTGGTTTGTACTCTATTGCACGCTGGCGATAAACTTCCATATTTTCAGGAGTAAGGTGATAGGACGAACAGCGCAATTCGTTAAATTCTGGAACGAACTCCATATGATTAGGGGAATCAATAACATGTCCCCTAAGCACCATTTGCCTATCCCCTTCCCCCCACCCTGTGCGATGATATTGGTGAGCCTTTGAAGCCAACTCTTTAGAAAAAGATTTAGGGTCCCAGTAAAAACCAAATGGTATGCCAGTACTTCCACCTGTCGCCGTGTATTGACGCCCATCCACTTGAATAGAAAAATCTTCAAGGTTATCTCTAATCATTTCCTTGGTAATGAATGGAACACGCTCAAAATCTTTCCAGGTCTTAATGTCATCTGGATGAACACCAGCGTCTTCGTAAAGAAAATGATAACCGGGAGAATAAAGATAGGCGTGTTTCAACATGCCCTTTATGGACTCCCACTGATACTCTTTCATCTCAGTGGTAATCCACCAATCGGTTTCTTGTAGGAATTTAATCCATTCTAGATAGTCTTTATTCCAAAGGTCTGCGTGAATCATTTGTTTAGATTCTTTTTCACCTGTTCTTCTATCCAAGCATACGTCTTAGCAATACCATCCTCAAAAGAAACTATCGCTTCCCAGCCCAACAGCTCCTTTGCCTTAGCATTGCTAACACGCCTTGACCGTACACCCTCTGGACCCTCTATGTGGTTAGGAATAACCTCTATGCCAGCACAATCAGCAATAGTAAACAATAGCTCGTTTACAGATACCATTCTCTCATTGCCTAGATTGATTGGACCAACATGTTCGGAGTGCGTCAGGATGAAAATGCCATCCACAACATCTGATACATATGTATAAGAGCGAAGGGCTTCCCCATCTCCCCAAACATCAACTACTGGGTTATTTGTTAGCTTTGCTACAGCTACTTTTCTACATAGTGCTGCTGGGGCCTTCTCTCGCCCACCACGCCAAGCGCAATTTTCCCCGAAGGTATTTTCAAATCTCGCAATATGAATATCAGTGTCACTGTGCTTGCTGTACTCTAAACACAAGTGCTCTGTATGAAGTTTTTCCCAACCATAACTCTCATTAGGGTCTGCTGGATAGACATCTTCCTCCACCATCACTACTGAATCTAGCGTTTCCTGCAAGTAACATGGATAAACACAAGCAGAACTGCTATAAAAATATCTTTCGACACCAGATTCAGTAGCCGCCTGCAATGTGTTCATACTAATACGAGTGTTATTACCAATAATGTTAGCCTGTTCTTTTTCATCAGAGATAAATCCCATACCGCCCATATCGGCGGCCAGAGCATAGACCTCATCAGTCCCTTGAACTACGGCCCACGCATTATCCTGTCTTCTCAAATCGTAACACAAGAATTGATCTGCATTACAAGGTCCATATCTTGGTTGTTGAATATCCACGGCCACAACATAGTATCCAAGTGACTTAAGATAATTAACAAGATGGTAACCTATAAAACCAGTGCCACCCGTAACAACCGCTTTCATTTAGGACTCCTTTTAATTCTTAATGCATTTCTGAGCGCATTCATTGGCTCGGCACAGAAATGGAAATTTAATTGCTCTTTCTGATAATTAATTATTTCTCTTTGCATTTGCTCAGAGCGCTCAATCTCTTCAATCTTTTCAAACGCCTCTTCTGGTTTACTACAAAAACAAAAGGGATGGCAAATAATCTTATGGTACTTTCTATCGCCACCAAAACATATACACCCGAACGACGCCGCTTCCGCTAGAGCCTGACCAGGCCCAGCATCCCTACCAATCCCAATGTAGTACTTACACCCAGAAAGCTTCTCCAAGTAATCAAAACCATCTCCCCACATCGGTGGGTCGTGAATACCATATGGCTTGTTATTAAATGTACTCTTATCAGCTACTTCCATATCAGTATCAACGCCATCAAATTTCTCATCAGTCCTAAAATCAATCCATAAACGAGTATCTTTAGAATGCCACTCAAATCTATACAAGAACGGGAACCCCAGCACCTGCGGCAAACTACTTATTTCTCTACGTGAAGACACCATGTGGTCAAGCATTAAATCATAGCCGTTAAGCACATCAAACTGATAAAGCCAATCAAAGGTCTCTGATACATAGTAAGCAAATAAGGTATTAGAGTTCCTTGGCGGTTTCAATATAGGATTCATTGAGATAACAACATCGTAATCATCAAATGGAATCTCGTCTGTAATATTCTTTGTGTAACGCTCTGTGATTGACCAATATCCTAAATCCTTCAATTGCTTATAATATCTACTGGACACCCTATCTTTAATGACATACCAATCTGCTTTTAGGGCTTGTGTGGTCAAAATTAAACTAGCCTTACCGCCCCAAACGGATTTCAAGTCATCACCCCACTTGACAGACGACCAAGGACCAGCAACGTCAACAGAAGATTTAACCAGTGCCACCTTCATAGCCCAGCCTCTCCATTACGAGACTTGCTGTATCATTGAAAAATTCTAAGTCATTCGAAGAAAAAAGTTTTTTCCAACCCCCTACCATGCCCTGTCTAGGAAAAACAGCAGAGGAACGAACACTATTAAGCATTACAGGTACAACTTTTGGGTTCACCCGCAACCCTAATACGTCGATGGTGCTTTTCACTGTATTTTCATAATCATTATGTAGGTCTTCATACCTTACAATTACATCTGCTACATCTAGCCAAGAGTTTACATGAAGCACCCAATAGAAAACCCTATTCATATGATAGCCATCAAACTCATTGTTCGTGCGCAGAAAATCTGAAAAGCTATTAAATTCAATTCCCATGTATTGCAAATAATAATAAAGAGATACCATTACATCGCGCCCATCCCTTACCACATAAACTTTTCTGGATGAATAAAAAGGTCTTTCAATCTCTTTAAGTTTGTTGTCTTTCTGAAATGGAAGCAACGTTGACGGTGAATGTGTTTTCACTAATGTATTCTTCCCGGTACACGAAAAGAAATGGTCAGCCGTTATTGTATCGCGGTGCACAGACAATAAGCGGTCCATATTTACGCAGTCTTTATCAATATCAGGGCAGTTATGGCGTAAAGAATCTATGGTCCAATGAGTACCAGAACGCCTATGTGAAGCCACAATAATCAAAAGTGACACAACTCCTTGCTAATAAAGTCGTCGGGCACATGACCGTCAATACCAATGAACTCAGACAAACGCTTTATGTTTTTCTCAGGATAGCGCAGTAAGTGGTCGTAACGAATAATCATAGTCCGACAACGATACCTCTCAACAATTTTATAAATACGCCTGTAGTACCTATTAGTAAACTCAAGAGCTATCCGCGTGGGAATCCCATCTCTCGCGTTGATTGATTTGGCACAGGAAAGGTGGTTTCTCTCAACAACAACAAAATAAGGATTAGACAAATAATTCCAGTACAATGGCAACGTAAGGGCAGTCCTGGGGTCCTTCCAGCCCCATATCCCACCCTTGCTTTCCACCAATGATTTTATTCGGCCTTCAAAAACGGGGGTAAGAGATACTATTCTCTCTTCAGGGGGAAGAGAGAACCATGCCAAACCCATAAATCTAAGGATTCTGACATTAAGATTAAAAAAATCTATATCTTCAAAATACCCCTTCGGGTTGTCTTTTGAAGGGAGTAACATAGTGGTTCCCATATCCACGCCAAGATAGTGCAACACACCAGCCGTTGCAGATGAACCACTTCTGTGACCACATAAAACTACAACTTGCTTTTCGGTATGGTTCTTAATATCCATCCCGCCACCTGCTGTTATATGACTGGCGCGTTAAATTATTCTACGCGCCAGTCTATTTACCCACTGATAAGAAACCGAAAGGCCTTAACCTTCACCAGCCATTTCTTTCTCTGCCTTCTCACGCATTTCCCCTCTTAATTCTGCCTCTCCCTCTTCTGTGTAATCATCGTCGTAGACGAATCTAAACTTCTGCTCTTCTAAGAAGTTGTAAATGCGCGTGATAGGAATGGCAAAGCTTAGGTGCGTGATAGCATCCGTACTAAATCCTGCTAGCGTAACAGCAATGCGTGCTGGAACACCAATAAGCTCATATGTGTCGCGTAAGAATAAAGCCCCACCAGAATTGTGAACAAGCATACCATTAGCAAAGAAGTTGTGATGTTTTTCAACCTTAATATCGTATGTTTGTTCAACACCTACGTTTGCTATGCTTCTAACCTTCTCATAACAAAGGTTGTCTGGTAAACGAGATGTGTCACCATAGATGGTGGTGTTTCTATTCTTGCTATAGTTTGGATACACCTGGAATGCGTAAGAACGACTATTAGGGATTGCCATTTTACCATTGATTTCTACAGGCTCCCTTATTCTGTCGTGAATATTCGATACATTGAAGCCCATATGAATAAACATCATTCGGAGCCTGGAAATCAGCTTTTCGTTGTTGGCTTCGAAAACCCAGTCACCAGTAGGGTTGGTGTATCCATCTGCTTCCAAATAACCCTCTATGAAAGCCATCTGATATTCAAAGGGCTGTGTCATAACCCACGCTGGTACAGTTTTTTCTGTTGCCTTCCCAGAGAAACCCAACTTCTCCAACGTTTCTACAAGTTTCTTTCCATTAACTTGTAGCACGGTGTCCGTTTCGTAGAACGAAACGGGTTCTAGACCAAACAGATTCTTTAGTATGTTCTTGTATCTGATATAGCTGTCTTTGTCATAAGTGGCAAGGCTTACCTCATAACGATATCCAGGTTCGTGTCGCATCCAGCCATCACCAAGGTAGAAGCCAAGGAATCTCATAAAATCATTGATATCTGAGCCTTGCGGAATATAGTCTTGAAATTTAACACCCTTTCCCACGCATCTATCTGGCAACTCGCTTAGAATAGCCACAACATCACCAGGTTCTATGTCAGCAAGTTCGCGCCATTCCAACCAGTTCGTGCGTCTACCCATCCAGTCTATAGAAGAAACAACAACTGGGAAGGGGTGATTGGCTGAAGCCCTTACCGTTCTTGTTCTTGTCTTCACTTTGTAGACATCTTTTTCGCCAGCTTCTACAACTTCATTAACACGCTCTGGTTGAAGTTCATCTGAGTTTCCACCAAATGACCAAACCCAATCGCCAGCCTCAACTTCAACTATTGGTTTAACGGAACCGTCCTTAAGGGTTACTAGCGTGTCAGCCGTAAGACAGTTGCCGTAAATTGTCGGCCCAGTTTGGAGCCAGAACTCTTTGCGCTCAATATCAATACCAAACTGAGACAAGACACCCTCAGTTTGAACGGGTGGTGCCCCAAGACCAGCACCAACAGCAACCACTGGCATACCAATTTTTAAATCTTTCTCTTCGCCACGCGGGAAAAGACTTGCCACTGAATCAACTGGTCGCGGGTCCATAAGCTTCAATAGCGCCAAGTCTTCATTAGGGTCATACGTCATGATTTCGCACTTTTTCGTGCTACCACCAACGTTTCTGCTTTCCCACTTGTATTCAAAGAAATGGGCATCAACGGGTTCGAAGTAGTCCATCTTTCGCTCTTTTTTCAAAAGCGATGACCACTCCTTTTTGACGCTAATTGATTTATCAACAACGTGATGATTAGTCAAGATATATGTAGAAAAGTCGCCGTTGTCATTCTCATGAGAATAGATGACGGTGCCAGAACCACCAGCGCGGTTGGCGCGAATTCTTACACAAGGCAGTGCAATCATCTTGTGTCTAGTCTTGTAATCCTTTGGGTCCATATATTCATTCATTTTAGCTCTCCTGTTCTAAAAAGTTTTAATGTATTCGTCCAGACATTTTTCAATCTCGCTGTCTGGAATATCAGAGAATGGAAGCCCAAACATTTCTTCCAGTATCTCACCCAACGACATATCCGCGTGGTCATACCATACCACTTCTAGTTTCTCAATTATTCTATCTATTTTGTCCATCGTTATGTCTCCTAGCACTACAACTAACCTTGAATCACAGACAGGACAAATAATGAATTCGTCGTCTGAGGAACAGTAGTCATAGCTCTTTTCACACCTGAAACAATAGATTGACATTAATCATCTTCCAACCAGAAAACCCATCGGTGATATCCATCCACCGTCATTTTCTTGCCATGGAACCCTTCTTCTTGAACCACCTTTTCCTTCAAGATTTCCCTAGCCATTGATTGGTGTAATCCAGTATCCTTAGCAAATTGTTCAACCGTGATTGCGCCAGGTGGTAATTTAGTAGAATGCGCAGACACTAAATCACGATACCAATCCGCCGAATCGAATCCTTTACTTTCGATAATTGTTTCTTTGGTCGCCACGGGCTTCTCCTTTTAGGACGATAACGAACTTTTTCCAAATCATATTTACCGTCTTCAATTACAAATATGTTCCCACCTATCTTGGGTATCTCCCACGCACGGGTGCGCTTATCATAAGATGAGTGTGCGGCCCAAGGTGGCAAATAAATGGCTCTTATAGGATGATTATCAAAAGAATCTTCGTCGTGGTGAAAGTGTCCGAAACAGCACACTTCTGGATACCAGTCTTCACCAAAGTAATTGTAAACTAGCGTTGCCGCTTGCCTGTTAGCAGCAGCACCTTGAGTCCACCTGCGAAATGAATTAGTACAAGGCTGATGTGCAAACCCAAAACCAACTTTCTCTAATTCCATTTCTAACCAATACCAAGAATGAGTGTTGCATTTAGCGTCCCTCTCTGCCCCTATCTCCTTTGCAATTTGTTCCTCAAACCAAGAGGACCCACCAACATGCGCCTCTGTGCCACGAACCACAAATGTGTAATCTGATACATCTAGTGCTGGCTTGATTGCTCTGATAGCGTTGTCAATAACATCGAATTCATTAAGGCTTATAATTTGATAATGCGAGTGAGAATTAACATCTACTAGGTCTCCATTGAGAACGCTATACACTGGTGCGCGGAGTTTCTTCTTTAGTTTCCTCACCCTACCCCAAAAATCAAGCCAGCTATTCCAAATCCATTTTTGTGTCGGGCTTGGATAATAAAGCCCACCATCGTCACGATTAAATACTTCTGGACACAATGCAATTGTACTATTTATGTGTAAATCGTTGTTAACTGCTAAGATAATCGGCACTACTAACCCCCAAATCTTTTATAATGTCATTCCACGAAAAAACGCGAATCGCATCACCGCAGGGACCAGAATTATAAGGCCAGTCCATAAGATACGTTCTGCGTTCCTGGGATAATTTGATGGCTAAGCTCAGACAATCCTCTACAGCCACGTCACAGTGCGTAATGAATCTTATTTTATCTGTGTGGTAAACGGGCCACCGAAAACCATAGGCGTCTAGCCAACAACGTGTTTCCACAGCAGTTGTTAAAGGGCGGTGAGTTACAAAAAAAACTCGCCACCCGGACACCGAAAGGGCATCAATTGATGCTTTTGCCCCATCTATCGGTTCCAAATGACGATACGTAAGTGGCTCGGATATCCATTTGTCTATCTCTTCGGCTGGCACCATGGGGTACATCTCTTCTAATGAGTATGCGTAGGGCACCCTGGGTGCACCCCATGTCCTAATCGCTTCCTTGAGCAGATTAGCAACAACGCCATCAATATCTATTGCTATTCTCATTCGATTCTACCACAATATTTTCTGAGAACAAAAACAGGAAGTTCAATTATATATCCTATTGCCCATTTTCCACTCAAATGAACAACGGTCATTCCCATTGCATTCCTGCTCACCTATCGGCTCTAACCTCTCTGGTCTAGTCCATCCCTTGGCAATCTCTTTAGCACAACCATCACAAGTATTCCTGTCGTTAGGCCCCACACGCCTGGCAAGAATGTCGTCACCAGACAACATGCCGCTCTTCCCGATATAGAGATTGATATCTAATCTGTCAGCGCGGGGCTTCATTTGGTCATAAACAGCCCGTGAATGTGCGTGATTAGCCCAAAGTTTGTAGACACTACCACCATACATATTAATCCTGTATCTAAAGCTGGCAGAAGCACCCGATAAAGCCATTTTAATAGCTTCTTTGGAAGCTGTTTCCTTACCTGTTTTTACCCTTATCTCAATTAACTTCCCCTGAATATCTGGGACCAAACTATCTTCAATGTACTTGTTTTGAAATTCCATTTCATCCAGAATAGCCCTTAAGCCATCAATGCTAGGGCTTCTACCTGTAGCCTTATCCCATATATCAAACATAGAGTTTCTAATACGGTCTAGCATTAAAACTGACAACAAACCCAGTGCAAGGGCTATCTCTTCCCGCCATTCATTTTCGTTGTCCGATTCAGTCATTTCCTCAACTAAATCGTACATGATTTCATCGTAGTCAGATACCATCTGGCGACCTAGTTCGTCAGCATATTGTATTGCTTCACCGTGAGAAAGCCTGCCAGAATCAGCGAATTCAGAAAGCCCCTCTTCAATGTCCTCTTCTGATTCATCCTTGTCTTCGCCCTCTGGTTCACCCTCATCATCGCCCTCTGGTTCACCCCCTGATTCTTTCTTAGATTTTTCTGGTAACGCAACTCCACCGCTCATAGGAACAGGAGACTTGAATGACATACCAGGCCCTTCTATCTCATTAAGTCCAACTTCTCGCCTGACCTCATTCTCTGTGTCAATGTCATATGTTAAGGCACCAGAAGTAAACAATCTTGCAATGACCTCTGAGAAATCACCTATGTCAATCTTGGTAATAGGTGTAAAGTAGACCTCTGGTAAAGCTGTCATTCCAGGGAACGCATTAAGAGCAAATAGTTTCGGTACACCGTGCCTATTGATTACATCAGCAACCTTTTTCAGGAAACTGTTTAAACTTCTGATGTATAGCTGGCTCTTGTCCTTGTGCATTGCCCAAGAACCCTGGTCGCCACCACCAAGCATGATAAAGTCCATCATCAGTGTGCGTGCTAAGTCTCGCCTGTGGCGCATAATAGTTGCGCCCGGTTCTAATGCAGGCCCACCCTTTGGTGTTTCATACCTGAACTTGAACCCAAACGGTTCCGTAACACCCATATCCTCTGCCGTTTTTATATTCCTTACAATTTTCTTGGCACGGCTAAGGTCTGAATTGGAACTATCATCGTCGGTAGCACCCTCTGGTAATTCGATGACTGGTGTACCACTCATCCTTTCAATGATAATAGCTTCCTGAATGGTCAGGTTCTTGGCATAGAACCAACTGGTATAAGCACCTTCTAGTGTGCTCACGCCTTCCGGGTTGTTTTTTCCCATGCCAGTAGTGGTAAAATGAAGCAACTTTTCGATAGGGATATAAACTGTTCTATAATTAGGTGGTCCCTGCTGAATAAGTCCCTGTAGCCCACCACTTTCGTCAAACTCCCACCTGAACAATGTGTTAGGGTGGCGTGGTGCCCATTTTCTCCAACCAATTCTTCCATCATCGTACTTGGACTTTGAACCGTCACGCTTCCAATACACAATCTCCATATCAAACCAACCATATACCAAGAAAAGCACAATGTCCGACATTAATTCTTGCCACGATTTGGTCATGTCATGAAGACAGGAAGATAGGAACTCTTTAGCCTCTTCGTCTACCGCTGACGAACCAGCAGTCTTCACTCTAGGCTCAGAACCACGCATAAACATAGATGTAGTCTTAATCATAGATGATGCTGTTGGATCAAGGCGATACATCTCATCAAAGACTTTGACTTTCCTATCTACACTTTTAAGTTTAGATACCCATTGTTCCTGCACCATACCAGCATACTGGTTAAGGCCGGGGTATCCCAATTCGCCACTTAACTTCTTTCTAGGCATCCTGTTTTCTGCCACTATTTCCACCTCTTTAATATGGTGTCCATCGCGCTACTGCCAGATTCTCCCAGGCACCCCTGCTTTCTGGTTCTGGTAATCTGGACGGTAGAAAAGCCGGACCACCAACGTATGCGTATCTGAGGGCGTCTGGATAGTCCTCAAAATCACTGTCTGGTGAGTCCCTGTCAAATCCACCGTCTGGGTTCCTTTTACAATGATACCCTTTTTCAACAGCGTGAATTAAACCCTTACATCGCGGGTCAACTTTTAATGAAACGATATCTTGTGCGTCTAACCAGGCATCGCGTAACTGACCAATGCCGTAAGCAACACTTCGACCTTCTTTGGGAGTGATGTGCCCATTCAAGCCCAGCATTTGCCAATCTGCGGCCTCATCACTGGCACTGGGTTCCATCCAAAACACATCTAGAGATAATCCATACTCATATCTAATGTTTTCTCTCATTCGGAAAGCAGCTTTTCTTATCTTGGATGGCGTGTTGTTATCATCACCCCATTCAGCAATAACCCATCTCAAACGCCGACCGTTAGGTAAAATCCCAGGCGACTCCGCAACAACAACGATTCTTCCCCTACTTCTCAAGTCTATACCAGCAAAACAACGCCAATTAGATAAATCAGCACCCTCTGGTGGGAAAGCCTCAATGTTCTTATCACTGAATTTACTGTAAACCATCCCTTGTGCCGTGCCACGCATTAACAAGTTCTGCAAAGCAAAGGTTTCTATATCCGTGGTAAGTAAATACTTATCTACAGCATCACGATACGAATAGAACCCATCAGCAATTGCACCACGCCCACCACACAACTCTTCTTTTTCACCTGTCCAGGGGTTATGCCATTCAAAAAACGGGCAATGGATTTGCCTGCACTCAGTAGGATAATTCTTTCCACAAGAAGCGAGAATATCAAACATATCGTATTGATACACCGCTAAGCCACGCTTATCAGCACTGTCTAACAATATTTGCATGGTGCCGTAATACGCATACTGAGAACTTCCCATAAGCACCTGTGCTTGATGCAACCCCCTACTGGTCGGCATCTGAAGCGCAGTATTCAAAACATTCATGTCAATGTGGTCTAGCTCATCTACTGCAAGAAAATTAGGGTGAGGACCAGATACAGATTTGGCTGAACCACCTGTACGAATCTCTATCTTTGAACCATTATCCAAGGCTGTTTGACTTACCATCGGGTCCCCAGCTAAGTGGCTATTGAATCCAGGGCGACGAATGAACCCTACCTGTCCTTCCTTCTTGGGGTCGCCAGCATAATAAGTGTAACCCTGCTTAGCCTGTTTTTCAGTACCACCAATGTGAACAACCTCAAAATCGTTCTTGAAAACAGTGTTCAACAAATGGAGAATAGAAAAACTAAGGGTTTTACCACCAGAACGACAAGCACGAACCAGGACCTTAGTCTCCTTACCGAAAAACATATCAGCGATAAACTCAAATGGGGCACGATGCCCCTCTTTGGTTACCGTTCTTGGAACACGGTAGCCTAAAACATCACGAATCCAATTCCACAATTCATCGCGGGTTTGCGGTTTCTTATCCGCTTTCTGCATAACACGGCGCTGCTGTTCAACTCTTAAATCTGACAGCGCTTGTTTAAGAATCGTTTTCGCTTGTTCTTCGTTCATCTAAAACTTCAAAGCTGCCATCAATAATACTTTCCAATTGCTCTATGCCACCACCACGCAACACCCTTTCAATAAGTTGAATGGCTTGGCTAAGAGATTCACTATCCATATCAGAGAAATTAAACGTAGTGGATTGAATGTTTTGTGTGGCTTCCATCTTCTTCCCAGCAGAAGTGCCCTGTGTAACCTTGCGTGCCACATCAATAATGTCAACAGGGTCCCTGTCTGTCAAACGGAGATTTTGTTTTGTTCTTGAATCAACCGCACTGTCGTACAACGACTGCAATTGTGCTAGTTGCATCAAGTCGTCTGCCATGGGAATGACTTCTCTAATGCGCCTTCTCTTCTCTTTAGTAAAGTTGGGTAACTCTCCGTTATCTAATCTAGATAAATAACTCAGTGAGCATCCCAATCTATCTGCTATTTTTGTTTTTTCACCATGCGGAACATAACCACCGTATTCATGAACAATGATATCTAGATACTGTTCTTGAAGCTCTGTTAATCCCTTTTTTCTTCTTTCCAGTGCTTTAAGCGACATAATTCACTCCTTATCTTCATTGCTTTCCTCTACTCTACCTCATTCAATAATTTAACGTCAAGTTTACCTTAAAACACTTGACAAGTCGTATACACTTGTGATATAATTTGGTAATGCTACAGGGATTACTCGTACTATGTGTTCTCTCCGCACCACAAGGTGTTTGCAAAGCAGAAAAAGACTTCCTGCTCGGCACACCCTCTTGGGCAACCACAGACTGGAAACATTTTGCATCTCATATCGTATCTGGGGAAATACCACCAGGATGCTCGGAATGTGCTTTGGTGACCGCTTGCACCATCAAACACGATGTAGACCGGGAATGGAATCCATGGGCACTGAGAAAAAGGTGGTATGGCTGGGGTCCAAGAACATCACTGTCGGACTGGGCAGTTCAAACATCTCTAGAACCCCTGGGTTGTGCTGGAATTCCTAACTGCAAATACCTAGGCAATGAAAACGATTATAAATACAACTGGGCTTACCAACCAAGCGTAGAGTTTGGAAACGAAAACGGTAAATCTATCTGCGTCCTATGGGAATCAGACAAGAAAAAATCAGAAAGTATGACAACCAAACCAGACTTGCGGTTATTGCGCGTGATAAGGAAAAATGCGTTGTCTGCGGAAGAAAGGGACATGACGTACACGAAATAGTTTCCCGCTCTCATTTCGGAAGCACAAATATGGACCTGTGCTTCGCTATGAAAAACAGAGTGGTGCTTTGCAGAGACCATCATAATCAAGCGCAAGGTCAAAGTAAGTGGATTAAGAAATTGTTGGCCATGCTTAAAGACAAGTGGGGCTACACATACGAAGAACGTATCTTTCAACGATATTTATGAATCCTTGGGAAAAAGTACGTAACAAGAGTGGCTGGAAACACGGTGGTTATCTGGAATGGACTGAATCAAAAAAGGCGTTTATCTCGGTCGTATTTACTTATCTACTACCACAGGCTTATGAACGGTCAATATGGTATAGAACGCTAGGTTATCAGGTCTTTGCAGGTGGTCCAGCAGTAGATTTGAACCCTAACTATTTGAATGAAGTCGCTGATTGCTCTCTTCATATACCCACGCTTCACAAACATAACCCTAGAGCCTGTTTTACTACTAGGGGCTGTATTAGAAAGTGTCCCTTCTGTGCCGTGCCCATCATAGAGGGAAAATTCAAAGAACTTGATGATTTTCAACTTAAACCAATCGTATGTGACAATAATTTTCTGGCATCCAGTCGAAAACACTTTGACCAGGTGATTGGCGGTCTGAAAAGATTCAAGAATGTGGATTTCAACCAAGGCCTGGACCACAGGTTGCTTACACAATATCGCGCTGAAAGAATATCGGAATTAAACCTTAGATGTGTAAGGTTGGCTTGGGATTACGTACAGTATGAACGTGAGTTTATGAGGGCTTTTGAGTTATTGAGAAAGGTTGGAATTCCAGCCTCAAAAATAAGATCATTTGTTCTAATTGGGTTTCAGGACACACCGCAAGATGCCTTATACAGACTGCAAAAAATACGCGAACTAGGTGCTTGGCCTAACCCTATGCGCTACCAGCCCTTAGATATCATTAAGAAAAATAGTCACGTTGGAGAACACTGGACAGATTCAGAACTGAAAAGGTATATGCGCTATTGGTCTAACTTGAGATATACCAATGCAATTCCCTTCGAAGATTTTGACAGAAAAAAGTATATCAAGCCAGCAAGCAAAAAACAGCTTGACCTAATTTAGTATACAATAGACATACAATTATTTCTATCAATAGAAATCTATAAACAGTTTTCGATTATAACAAAGGCTTGAAAACACCGATGATGGCACATGAGCGCGGAATGGCTGATACGGAATGTGGTAAATCAATGAGGCACTGGTCCTGGTCGGCATACAAAAAAAGAGATGCCCTGTATTGCCCAAACTGTCATAAAATAGTTCTGCCAGCAGGAAAGCCTGGGACGTGGGACTTCCCAAAAGTTGGAGTTCCAGCGTGGGACTTAAGACAATTTTTATACATTGATGTAGAAGTAAAGGCTGGCAACACATCTTTTTCATTTGATAAGTTACGAAAAAACCAACGCGATTGGGCTAAGGAAACACCAGAAAGACCTAAGTGGATTTGGTTGTGCATGGGAAAAAATGCAGTTAACGCCAAAGAGCACCCAAGGAAGACCTGGGTTTTCCCCTATGAAAGATTTCTTTATTGGGAAGAAACGCTGAACAGAAAATCACTACCCTATGACTTCAGCGAGTTAGATTTATGGCAGTTAGAATGGATTGGCGATAAAATATGGGTAGTGCCGTTATTTCATCCATTAAGAACAGCTTACCATTACTTGTGAGGGAAAATGGCTACTGAACTTGTACCGTTTAGGATAGAACCAGAATGGAAGGAAAGGTTGGAAAACCTAGCAGAGATCAAGGGCTTTTCAAGGTCCCAAGCCGTTAGAACAGCAGTAATCTACTGGCTTAAAGCGAACTACAAAGAAAAAGAGGAAATTATGGAAACCAACGACGGTCAATTTGTTAAAATCAATTACCGAATGACACCTGACCGTCGGGTAGACTTCGTTAGCGCAGAGATTATTGTATAATGAGCATAAAGGGACTGGAAAAAAAGTTCGGTAATGGATTGGTGTTGCCTTTTAGCGATATAGAATATCCTGAAGTCAAAACGGTCTCCACTGGTAGCGTTGAATTAGATTATGCTATTGGTGGAAGGCAGAAACCGCTAGGTGTTCCTCTAGGGCGATTAACTGCGTTATGGGGAGAAAACGGGTGCGGTAAAACTACTTTGTGCCAAAGCATTGTTTCTGAGGCACAAACCAATGGGTTTACCGTTGCCTGGATAGATTCTGAATCCTCATTCGACCCAGAGTATGCTAAGGTTTGTGGAATCGACCTAGAAAAGCTGTTGTTCATCAACACCTATGATGAAAACGGAATATCCTTCTGTGCAGAGGAAATATGGGAAATTGCTGAAGGGCTAGCGCGAAGCGAAGACGTTGATATCATTATCCTTGACAGCCTAGATGCTACCGTGCCCAAAGCAGAATTAGATGGTGAATATGGAGAAAGCCATCCAGGTTTAAAAGCTAGATTAAACAGTCAAGCAATGCGTAAGCTGGCGGGGGTTTTATTCACAAATGATACCGCCCTAGTTGTTACCAATCATAGGCATTACAAAATAGGCACAATGTTTGGACGGTCCACAACCATGTCTGGCGGTGAAACCTACAAGCATACGCTATCTCTAAGAATAGATATGTACCGTTCCACTAAGAGGAAAAAAGCTGGTGGTGAGACTCAAGGCTTCAAGGTTCGGTGCATAATAGAAAAAAACAAGATATCACCAGCACACAAGCAAGCAGAGATACAAATTGAACTCGGTTTTGGTCTTTGTAAAGAGTTAGAATTGATAGAGCTTGGGGCTAATCTTGGAATCTTCAAGAAGGGGGGTGCCTATTACTACTTCACAAACCCAGAAACGCATGACGCTCATGGCAAGGACAACGCCATAGAGTTTCTAAGAAACCATCCCGATGTCTTCAGAGAACTAAACAAAAGGTTAAGGTCTTTATACAAGCAAGAAGAAGAAGAATGCAACCCAAATACCTCAAACGAGCCAGACTGAAAAATATAGAGTTAGAAGCAGTATTGAGAAGTTGCAAAATAATAGCTGTGAGCGAAAACGGGGCAACACTGACTTGCCCTTACAAATTTCACAGGGGAAAACTAAAGGAACACAACAGCGCGATGGTAGAAATATTTGGTGAAAACATAGAAGTCTTTGAAAGTAAACAGGACTATATAGAAAACAAAATGCAAGACCCGTTGATAAAGTTTGCAGTAAACGAACTGGGCGCCGTTATAGCATAAAGGATGAATATGAAAAATCTTAATAAAACTGTTGAAGCGGCTGAAAAGTTACCAGATGTGTTAAAACTGGCACTGAGACTCAGGTTTTTGAATGGCGTGATATGCTTTCTAGTATCACTAATGTCTTTTGGTATGCTGTTTTACTCTTGGTATCTAATCATCACACAGGGTTTCTCATGGGAAATAGCCGTGAGTATGGCACTGGCACTTGTCTTCGGGTTTGGATTTAATGGGATGCTAAAAACATGAACTGGGAAGAACTACTGAGAGAAGAATCTGAACTGGTACACGAAAGGATACTGGAACTAAAGAGGCGTGGAAACTCATTTACTTACCAGCAAATAGCGGATATCTGGGGAACGGCGACCTCTAACACTATCAACAAGCTAACTGACATGATTGACCGGGGCAATGGGTTGATAGAAAAAGATACAGCAAACACACCATACACCATTATCTTCCATTGGGATAAGGAAATTGTAGACATCGAAGAAGTAGAAGAAAATAAAAAAGATATCCCCTCTTACATCAACCAAAGAACATACAACAACATCGTCTATTATCTTAGCGAAAGGGAAATATGGGACGAAGGGTGTGACCTAGTATTCAGAAGGGGGAATAACTGGGATAGTTATTCTCAAAGGGGTGGATTAAATATGATTCTCACTGTTAATGGATTGCCCACCCTAGAACTCGCCATTAGAATGGACAATGGCGTTATCCTAAAAGGCTCAGGGCGAATAAGAACAGTTAGTGCAGGCACTGTAAAACAGTACATTTCATCTGAAATGGAACAAGCAGGGCATCTAACAATCGCTTCTTATTTCAAGGACAATGAATGAGATATTTGCTTCTTGGCTGAGCAGGAATCTTAGGGAAAACAACATTAAAAACGTGGAACTCGCTGAGCAATTAAATGTGAGCACTAAAACCGTGTATAACTGGAAAAGCGGCACACATCTACCAAGGCGCACTGGAATAGAAGAAATAAAAGAAGTCATCGTTAGTGCATATAGACCACTAGAGATGATTTTCCCACCAATCAACCACTGGGGAGACTGTCGTTCTTGTGATTACAGCAGCCAGTGTAAAAAGCGTGTGTGTCTAGGTCTTCCAGCTATGTGTGAGGGGCTTACAAGAGAAGATATAGATTGGGCGATTCATATAGATTTGTTAGGTGTAGTGGTGTGGTGGATAGAATCGCCCAATCCAGATAAACTATTTACCTAGTAGCTTTTAATAGCATTCAATAATAATGGTTTGTTCGACAGGGCAAAACCTTCCTGTCCACCACCCGCTAGGTCGTATCTATACAACATCACCGCTTGAATGGGTTGAGTGCTGATGTAGGACATTGCATTCTCTATCCACTTTACATTATCAGCTTCCCATCCCATAGTACCATCCCCGCGTAATTGAGGATTAAGCTCGGTTATCAAAACGGGTACGTTTAGATTTTGTGCCCAAGATAGTTGGTCCTCTATGGTTCTTAAATGCAAATGGCGTCCAGTAAGTGGCGCATTTGAGAACTTGGCATTAGACCAGCACTCATCTGGATTGTTGGTTTGTGTTTTTGCGTGTAAAGCCAAGAAGTCTATTCGACTGGCGTTATCATAGATATACTGTGCCCATATCTTAGGGTCCCCAGGCTGACCAAATTCTTGTGCTACCACGTTGTACGGGTCAATGGAAAATGGTGCTATGGGTTTAGAAACACGACCACAAATCTTATTATACAAATCAGTGTAATAGCTTGGCGTGATAATGACTACGGGTTGCGGGTAACCACCAGGCCACTCAGCGGGGTTATTGACCTCATTGCCAATGATGAAACCAGAAACGCCACTGGACCTATTGATAGTTTCAACAACGGCATTTACCCATCCATCGGCATCAATCGGTTGCGGTATGCTACCAGTACCATCAGCGTATCCCCAGTTAATCCTCAGCCATACCTTAATGCCGTTATTGGCTAATTTATCAAAATTAAGGGCCTGTGGCGTTGTTTGTATCTGTTTATGTGCTAGACAATGACCATTAACACCATTATCCATCAACCACTGCCCCCCACCTTCGTCATGCAACCCAATAGCTAGGGGAGAAGGTGGCGTTACTGGTGGCTCATAAGATGAGTCTGGCAGTGCGTTTTCCCTATTCTTCAAAGCTACTATTCGGTCAATCAACCCACCTTCATAGAAACGCTCATAGTCAGTATGGGTCCAACCGGGGCTTGGTCCTAATGTGAATGGGCAAAAACCCCAGGCGTAATAATCCTTAGCCATCTCAGAATCATACCATGCTACAGCATCAATGATTGTTTCAGTAGATGCAGATTGTTCGTCACCACAATACCACTCGCTAACCACAAGCGGTATTATAGCATCCCTTTCTTTCATTAAGTCATATAGATATCGGTAACGGAAATTGAGGGACCCGGCCCCTTCCACGACTGGCGAATTAGGTATAGTGTCTCCCCAGTACTGTTTTGGGTCATGGGTGGTAAACGTGCCTTCGTGCAACGCTAGAATATGACCATCTATTTTCGCACGCTCAAAAACGCCTGTCTGAGCCATAGCATCCATCTCTTCCCACTCAGGCGTACCAGCGTTAAGTGAAAACAAGCCCAGTTTCAAACCGCGCTCTTTAGCAGCAGCCATCGTTACTAGCATAAGCTGTGCCAGAGCACGATATCCAGAGGCTTCAGGTGGGTCGGGTTCATTGTATGGTTCCCAATAATCAATGACGTTGCCCAATCCGGGCGTTTCTGCTATTTTTCTTTCTATGATGTCTAACGCCTTGTTTGCATGAGAAACCATCTCATCATGCCCCCAGGACTCCACGCCACCACAACCCTCACCACCCCATGTTCTTCTACCGATAAAAATAGTATCTGGGCTATTAATAGAGGCTTGAACAACCCATCCAAAGTCATCCACGGCTTTCATCACTGGAAATTTAGCACCAGAAGATGTTAGTCGATTTGAAAAATCCAAGGCGTGGTTAGCGTAAATGAGATGAGTCCCTAACTTACTGCCTTTTTTTACTACACGATAATTAAAGTCTTCAATGGGTCCCGTATAATCCACCTTGTGTGCAGCACGAATTCCAGCGTAACCAGATACAGGACGGTCCTTCCGTTGACCATCATAGGTGTCAATAACCTTTAATGTTTCACCATCCACACTTTCTAGATAGACGAAATGAGCACCGTCAACCTGTCTTAGAATGATTTCATAGCCATCATTCAACAAGCCTTTCAGTTCCGCTGCTGTATAACGTTTAGTGTCCTTTATCACGTCGTCAAAGGCTGAGAACAACCCCACAGCGTTTTCCCACATGAGCAAATTACCACTAGCATAAGCAGTTCTCGCCATAACCAATAGCTTATCTAATGCTGGTGGTGTTACGTTGCGCCCATAAATCTTCCTCAATATGATTGAAAAACCAGTGAGGAAGCATCCATAACGACCAATGGTTTGTGATAGGTCCTCTCCAAAATACCTGTCTTTCCATTCGGTCCAGGCCTGACCCTGGGCGATATCCTCTTCCAGCGGTGGTAGTAATTTAATGCCCAATTCAACGGGTGAAATAGCACTCAGTGGCACGTAGCTCGCACCAGCATAATAAGTATCTAGAAAGTCCCTGATAGAACCATTCCAGAGTTCTGGGTTTACAGCTACCACCACACGTTCTTGTGGTCCAACCCCAGAATCATCAGCACTGTGTCCAAAGGTGCTTAAATCCCAGGCCCCACCAATAGCTGCGCCCTGTCTCCAATCTGCTGCTTCTAAACGGTCTTCTATCTGGGGCAACAGAACATATTTTCTGTAATAAGGAACCCTTGGACAAACACATTCGTCTGGTTGTTGTGTAGAGACAACCTCTAACTCAGCATCGTCCCAATAAGCATCGTTGTGCTTGAAAGCCCACAGCGTTTTACTTCTCAAGAATACAGTTACTTTATCGGATTGCGCTACAGCTTCAGCGTAAGGAACTTTGAAATAACCATTGTAAATGTATGCTTTCTTGCCCCAAACAACATCTGGTGAATACGGATTTGTACCACCATGAGGGTCAATGCCAACCACGAACGCGAAATTACCCTTTGCATCATTCCAGGAATCACCGTTAAGTGGGGGCACGTCCTCTTCTAACAAAAGAACTTCCTCTCTACCAACACCCGCAGAGCAATGGGGGTCATTGTAACAACTTTCATGGCCCAGTAACTCATGATTACTCCAAGCGTGCGCCCAAGCCGTAAAGCGCAACTTAGAACCCTTTTCAACATCTACCACTTGCATTAAACCAGCATCGTGTTTGCGATGGAAGGTAAAAAGCTTGGCAGCCTTTTCACCGCTATGAACACGATATGGAACATATTCAGCGCGAATATCACCTACTTCTGGCTGGTCCCATTCTCCTGGTTCATGTTTGTAATATGAAAGCCACCCTGGGGGCGTATGAAACTCCCCCTTTTCGGTAATGTATGGGTCTCCGCCTACAGGAAAAACCTTTACTTTATGACTTCCTTCATCTCCCCAATCAGCTTCAAATCCTTTATTTATCATATATTTCCCCTTGAATTATTAATTCCTAACATACTACTATCATATCATATTAACCAAAGTAGTGGGAAGAGATTCATTAATTTCCTCTAATGTCCATGCCCAATCATAAAACGGGCGACCAGCCAATCCCTTTGCGCTTTCTATGTCTCTACCATAGATATGAGCACTATCAATCCATTCTATGTACCTACCAATAGGGTAGCCCCACTGTTCCGCTTTCTTCTTGTGCAGGTGAGCAAAACCAAAAACATTAGAACCCCACGCCTTGAAAACATCACGGCTACGCCATGTAGTATGAAAATCAAGCTTTCCATCAATTACCCTAAACCATCCGCGTTGATGGCAAGGTGGATACTCAGCACCTAAATCCTCATCAATGTTCCAGGTAATGTATTGTGCACGCCTAGTATAAGGATTACGAAGTATTTCCTTATCTATTCCGTCCATCTGCCCAGCAAACCTAGCGTGATATGTATAACCCAGCTTATCAACTATATTATCATGCACCCCATCTACAATTTCATCACGATAAGACAGCAATCCCTCAGCACTGTCGTAGATGCACTTGCTAAAGATGGGTGGCGACCAAGGATTAAATACCTCTATGGCTACCGATGCATCAAGAGACATTGGTTCGTCGGGTTTATCATAGTCGGTGGGCACGCGACTCCCATACTTCAATATTCTTCCGATCAACGTATAATGAGCCAGAGCAAAACTCTCTTCTTTAACGGTCAGTAGCATTATTCCCCCTTAAGTAATTGTAGCCTAATCATTAATTCGTCACGCTCTTCTATTATTGAGTTGGTTAACCCACTACCGCTCAAATTACCAGGCCTGCCGATGCTGCTTCTAAATTCTAGTGCTGTTTCTACCTGCTCACGCTTCTTGACTACATACGGGTAAATACCATGCAAGAAATCTTCAGCCTCTTGAGTTACAATGCGCCAGCACCCACCACTCACAGACCCCAAATTGCCGACAGACCTCCTAAGTGTATTTAGAAATTCATCATCCTTTTTGGTCAGCACTATTTGTAATCTGTGACGACCAGATGATTTAGTGATGTTCACACAACCATCACCGTCGAAATAACCAGCCATATATGCCCAGATAGTGTCTTTTATCATTTTCCTCCCTAAAAACCATACCAATTACTTGACAAATGAACCCTAATGTGCTATACTATTGTCGTACAGCAATGGTCAGAGACAGCCATTGTTTACCTCCTTTTTTTAATGTGCCTGGGATTAGGAATTCCCAGGCACAACTTTTTTATCCCCTTATTGTTTCAATGAATCGTATGTTTCCCCTAATTCAATTAAGGCCTCATTCAACAAATGAATGGGGTTGGAATATCTATTGGGTTTGTCGATAGATTCTTGTGCTGCACGAATCCAATATTTAGCCTTTTCTATATCCATTTAAGACCTCAAAACGGGTTTATTAAGTTTATCCTGAGACAAAGCATAGGTTGGTCCATAACCAAGGTCTATAATGTTTTCATCGCTTAGCAGGTCCCCTGCTTTAGCCCATCCCACCCAGGTGTAAGTAGGAAACTTCCCCACCATCAAAACGTAGATATCTGCATCCGACTTGTGCTTATTTATGACAGCTAATAATTTACCGCTGAAATAAATAGTAGCCTTAACATCAACTTTAGCACCACTACAGGTAATGCAGTCGTAACCACCACTCCTATGGGTTATGGTTAAATCTGGATAAATGTTATACAATTTACAGAAGGCGATCTCGGCACCCACACCATTTAAGTCTGTAAAATCATCGGATTGTGGGCCTATTCTATGATTGTCAACGCCATTATTCCTGTTGTTTCGATACCTCTTCTTGGCTATCCACTCCGCTAGCTTTATCTCCGCTTCGTTCAAGGTTACTTGATACATAGGGTTTCATCCAGTATGTAATAGGATATTTATACATTCCTGATTTTATTGCCTTAAATTCTTCATTCCAGTTACCAGAACATTTCATCCAACGATTGCTAACTTGCACTAAACCAATAACGAAGTCTCCATTGTTAGGTGATTCCTCAGCAATATCTGTCCACATAAATTCAAGCAGGTAGTCTATTATAGTGAGAGCCACCGCTCTTGCACGCTCTAAAGAACGCTTTTCATATGTCATACCATAAGAATCGTCGTATAACACTCTCAATGATTTTACAATTGCTTTATGGGTTTCCCACAATGAGTTTATCCATACTTCAGAAGAGGCTACATCATCCCTAAACTTTTTTAAGTCCATTTTATACCCTCTCTAACAACCTGTGTGCCTCAGTTACCCAGTTCCCATCACTTGGTTTGTCACGCAGATAAGTGTTTACCCAATAACAACGAAACATCTCAAAAGCATTTTCTGTGGTTTCCTCATCTGCATTTGTGTCTATTGCTTCTATATATTCCTTGGCATAATCAATCACGCTTTTGGGTGAGAGTATCATTGGAACACCGGGACCCATTTCATCTATTTCGCTTATCCAATCCTGAATGCGTTTTCTTTCTAGGTCCTCTTTATCAAAACCCATTA